GATATAACTTTAGATTGACCTGTTGTAAAAACAAAATGACCTCTTGCATAATATATTCCTTCCGCTAAGGTTGCTAAAGTACCCACACCAGTTGCAGGATTAGCAGAAGTGTTTGTTGCCTGAACTGTTAAAGTTATAGAACCATTTGATATATTTTCTCCTGCACTCATTCTTATAACATTAGTAAAATTTGTTGCAGCTGAAGTATTGGTGTATTGCACATATAAAGTATCAGGATCACCGTTAGCTGCTACTAATACTTCTAATACTTTTGCTTGAATTGACGAAGTTGCTCCAACAAAAGTAGTTCCAACTAAAGAATCAGTGTCAGCAGGTAATACATTAGTACTTGTATCTAGTTTTATAAATTCATATTTTGGATTAATATTTGCGCCGCCTGGTTTAACAACTGCACCTTCTTTAAATATATTATCACCAAATCTTTGTATTTGATTTTGTAATATAGTCTGAAGTTGTGTTAATTCACGAGCCTGTAATGCTCTTCCTGCATTAAAAAGTATCTTATGATATCCACTACTATCAGCGAAATCATCTTTATAAGTTGTTCTAAATGCGTTGGTTGTAAGTGTACTAGCCATATTTTATATTCCTTAAAGTGTTATCACAACTTTTATATCTTCTGTTTGGTTTACTGACCTAAATACTGGTGCTCTATTTTCTATATATAATATATCTCCAGAGAGTTTTTCTATGTCATCTACAGTAAAAGCATCTGCATCTGCATCTACTCCAGAAGCAATTAATGTTCCAGAAACTCCTCCACCTTGTACAACTTCACCTTCAGTAAATGCTTTAAATCCAGTAAGTTCTGATTGATGAAAATAGAGTTTATCACTATCAACATCATCAATATGTGCTTGTGCTCCGGAAGTTAAACCTGATATAATAACGTCTTTAAATGAGGGGCTTGCTGCAGCTTGAAGTTGAAAATATCTTAAAACTTTTCCGCTTGTTCCAGTAAAATCAGAATCACCGCCAGCAACCTTAGGATCTCTTATTAAAGCAACTTGTCTAAAATCTTGGTTAATGAGAAAATTACTATCTTCAATTCCTTCAGGTTTTGTATTAAACATTAATGATGTAGACTTAAGATCAACTCTGGGGTCTGATCCTAATCCGCTATCTGGACCTATGATTGCTCTTGCTGCTGCTCCGGTTCCGCCACCGCCGTTAAAAGCTATACTAGCAAAATTATATCCTTGACCCATAGCCATTGTACTATCTGTACTAGAATCTAATTCTATTTTAACAACTGTGCCACCGCTAACAAAAGCAGTTGCAGCAGCTCTTACACCATCACCATTTATTGTTACGGTAGGTGCACTTGTGTATCCAGTACCGCCATTAGTTATTCTAACACCTATGATTTGTCCTGGAACGGCAGCATCTTGAACTAAAAGTTGTTCATTTTCAAGCAAAGTTAAAGATCTTCCTAATGTATCAGAATCTAATATTTTTTCTATAGGTACAAAGTTTGCAGATAAATATGAACTTGATCTAGCTCCACCAATAGTATACAAAAATTTCCAAACATATCCATCACTTGTTTTAAAAGGTTTTACTGCTAAAGCATCATCAGTAGGTTTAGTTGGTTTTACTGTTGAAGTGTTAATAGTTCCAGTTGAACTTCTTCCTTGTTGTAAGCATAAGTAAACTTGGTTATCTTCAGTTAATACATAATAACTATTACTCGGTATTTGCGTAAAATTATCATCATAACCTTGATATATAGCGCCCGAAGTCCAATTATATCTTGGAATAACAAATGATAAGTCAGCTGCAGCTTTTATAGATTGCAATCCTGCTCTTAAATTTCTAATAGCTCTAGGTGAATTTTCCGGATCTGGAACAGTTTCATTGCTATCCCATTGTTCAGATTTTCCTATTCCAATATAGTACTTATGAGTAGAAGAAGAATCTGGAAAATATACTTCTTGAAATACTTCTTGTATTAATTGTTGTTTAAATGTGTTTGTAATAATTGCAGCCATTTTTTATTCCTTTATGATACTGTTACCGCACTTAGACCACCAGTTATGTACCAAGCCGATCCAGTCCAAGTCAGCGTAACTGAGTCATATTGATTTAGAGCAATTGAAGTACTGCTTGCTGAATCATGATTAAAAGTTGCTGGAGTAATTGTTGCAACACCAGCTTGCTCGTTTATAAAAATTTTATATTCTCCTACTGTGGTTCCGTTTGCTAAAGAAACTGATATAGGCGTATTTGATCCACATATTATTAAAGTTGCACTGGTTGGAGCTGCACCACTTGCACTTATAGCTGCAGACGTAAAAGCCAATTTGGCAACTTCAACTGAACCCGTTCCTTTACCAGAAAGTTTTAAATTAATATTAGTATCTCCACCAAAAGCAGATATTATAGGATTACTTCCAGTTGCATTATTTGATATATTAATTTCATTAACTGCACTAGATACTGATGTGAACCTTATTATTTCTGCACCAGCTGTATCATTAATAGCTGTACCAACTCTAGGAGATGTTAGTGTTTTATTAGTAAGAGTTTGAGTAGTATTTGCAAAAACAAATGAATCACTGTCAGATAAAACTGGAATGTTAACATTTCTATCTGCAGCAAGTTCTCCTGGAATTAATATATATTGATGATCAGCGCTTGTGTCATTAATTTGAGGCGTAGTAAGAACTGGAGATGTTAGAGTTTTATTAGTTAAAGTGTCAGTTGTATCTTGCAAAACAATTGTTCCAGTGGCATCAGGTAATTGAATAGTTTTATCAACACTAGTTGGATTTGTTGCCATTAATTTAGTTTCAAAGGCATCTACACTTGTTCCTTCAAATATAATTGCACCGGTTCCATCTGAATCTTTTATTGTAATTAAGGTACTTAATGCGTCGCTATCTCCACCAAATTGCGTATAAAGTTCTCTAAAATTAGAATTTATCTTAGAGCCAGCAGATCTCAAAGTATCGCCAGTACCATCATTCGCTGAAGAACCTATATTAATATCTTGTCTTGTCATTTTCTTTCCTAACTAATAGTGTTATTTATACTAGAAAGATGAGTCAGCCCGACTAGTAAATAAATCATTATCCATAGTCTCAAGATTTAATGAGAAATCTGGTGTAGCATTCTCATCGCTATCTCTAATACTACTATCATCAAATGTAAATGAATTCGGCGTAATTACTTGTCTTAATGTATGATATGTTGTATTTAATTGATCTAAAGAAAGATTACCATAGTCTGAAACTAACTCATTTAAATTAGACTGTCTTACGAGTCCACCGTCTGATTCCACTAAAGTTGTAAGTTGTGTAAACAATCCTTGCATTGGATTTACTGCTTCTGATACAACAGTTGTGTCTGAACTATCAAATATTGATAAAGGCGCTAAAACAGGATTAACAGCTTCAGCGTCAGATATCACTTGTCCTGCAAAATAAAATCCAGCAGGATGAACATATTTTTTATATAACTCACTCCAATTATTTACAGATATTCCTGTTTTTATAAGTAGTCCAAAAGTTTGATACAATTCATCATTTTGAATAAACTTTAAAGATTCTACACCAATTTGACTTGCAGAATCACCTATAAAAAATATAGATTCTTTTCCGTATTCAACTTCTGCCTTTTGTTGAAAAAACAATCTGAAAAATTCTTCCATAGAAAATCGACTGCCTTTTAACTTAGTCAGTTCTGCTAATCGAGTTGCAGCATATCTTGCATCACTAAAAATGTCTCCTGATTTTAATCCTCCACTTATTTCAGTAATAAGATTATCTAATCTATCTTCTGGAGTTTCTCTGATATCTTTTGTTGCAAAAATTCTACGAGTATCATCACCAAACGCATGAGTTCCATCTGCAGAATCTAAAAAATCATAATATTTTTCTAGAAAAGTAACTAATGTTGGAAACTCTGTAGTATAAAACTCAGGTAAAGCTTCTCTTACTTTTCTAACATTAAAGTTTTTTAATCTTCTTTTGCTATGATAGTCAATTGACATTTATATACTCACCGATGTATTTTGAAAATCTAATATTGCTCTAGATGATGAAAGAGCTGTATCAATGTCTATTACATAATTTCTTAAAGGCCTTATTGTACTCTGATTAGCAGGGGTAACTGTTAATGTTATAGCATTGCCTTCAAATGCAGTTGGCTTAAATCCAATAATATCTATAACTCCTCCAGTGCTACTATAAGATCCAACGTTATCAACTTCAATTGTTCCATCTACAGACACAACTTGCAATTTAAAACTATTATTTTGATTTCTAATAAAACATGTTTGAGAATTAAATGTAAATTGTGTAGATGAAATAACTGGTATTAAAGGCTGAGGCTCAGCTATAGCAACAGGAAAATTAATTTTATATGATTGTGTATTATTAACAATTGGAACAAAATTTTGTTTCATTCTAATATCCATTTTAGAGTTCAATATTGCAGGATCAATTGCATCAATAACTGTAAGTAAATTAGATCTTCTAAATACTTTATCAAATTTACCTAAATTTGCTGTAAAATAATTATTAATTGTTGTCTGAACTATATTTTGAAGAGCTTGAGATGTTGCATTAGTTAAATCAGGATCTAAATTAAAAGTTGTTTGAACTTCTAATAACGTTTCAATCGGATCTACAAATTCTGTAAATATTGACATTATAGCCATGTTATCACTAAGTTCAATTCTAATATCGTCTTTTACTGTTTGTTGTACGTTTGCACTTATATTATCTTTAAATTTTAATCCAACATAAACAACACCGTATATTGGTGGTACAGCATCTGCACCCCCGTATGCAGTAACGTCATCTAAATAAGCTCCATAGTTTGCTAATATTTGACCTTTATAATCTTCTGCTGTTACTAATCTTCTTTGTGATATAAAAGATATAGGTGCATTTTGTCTTATTGATTCTATATTTTCTTTATATGCTCCACCAGCGGAAGCTGTAACTGTTGTTGTGCTTATGTTATAAGCTACGCCGTTAACGGAAAAAGTTGATGTTGGCGTAAATGTAGTAGCACCATTAGCAAGAGTTCCAACGGTTGATAAATAATCTATAACAATTTTATTCCCAGCAACTGGTCTTTTTCCTGTAGCTATACCATTTCCAAATATAATTTCATAATATCCGTTAGGTGCTTCTTTAATCTGAAAATATGTACTATCATCTGTAATTCTTATTGCTTTATTAATATTAGTGTAAGTATCAAATAATGGAGATGAAGCTGTATTAAAAACTCGTACTCTCATTGTAGAATGATCCATTGTTATATCTGGTATCACGTATACTTGAGAATCTCCAGTATCTCCAACAAAGAAAGTTTTAGTTTTTTCTGTACCTTCAAATACAGGTATAGCCTCGCCATCTGTGTCATTTATAAACTGATAAAAACCAGTTCCACTATCTATAGCAGTAAAATTTTCACGAGTTTGAAATGTATAAGTTACTCCTGCAACGCTTGATGTA